ACTGCAATTAATCTTGCTACTGCAAATGGAGATTTTGATATAACAGCTACTATTGATTCTACTAATGATAGTAAAGTTAATCTAATTGTTAATAATGCCGGAACAGCAGGTAATGTTAGTATTCAGACTACTGCTACAACCGGTAGTGGTGGTTTAACATTGGCAGGTTTAGCAGGAGGTACAGATAGTGTTAAAATTATTCGTGGTATATTAATGACTCCTGAAGGTGTTATTCCACAAATCAAATTAGATGATAGTACATTTGGTACTACAGGATCTATTAATAGTGGTGAAAGTTTTGTTCTTAAATTAACTAATTTTACAACAAGTTCAGTAAATACTCATATTATAAGTTGTTCATTTAATCCTGATGCTTCAAATTATTTTGGAAAGATTATGAATACAAATCCTTATATGATTAAGGAAAAAGGTCATTATCTATATTCATCATGGGATATGTCTTCAAACATAATTGAAACAGTTAGTACAGAGTCAGGTAATTTATCAGGTTTTTGTGCACCAACATCTCAAAATAGAAATACAGGGACATCTATTATTCCTAATTTTGAAAAGTTTACAAAGAGATATAAAACTGCACATTCACCATGGGTTGTAAGTCAAGCGTTTGGTATTGATGAAGCAGGTGCAAGTAATAGTGGTTTAGGTGATAAGGTAGTAAAGCTATTTAGATTACATGCTTTAGATGATGGTGAAATTGCAAATAGTCAGTTTAAGATTACAGTATCAAATTTAGCAAAAGGTGATTTAGGTAATTGGGGTACATTTGATTTAGCAGTTGAAAAGTTATCATCAAATCCTGTAAAAGGTGGAAATATTTTGATTCAATGGAAAAGATTAACATTGGATGTTGATTCACCAAATTATATTGCACGTGTAATTGGTGACAAGAATATTAGATATAACTTTGATACTGATTCTGTAAAACAAGGATTAGTTGAAGAGGGTACATATGAGGTATCAAATCCATTTGTAAGAGTTGAGATGTCTGAGGATGTTGAAGCTAAGAATATTAGTTCTGAAGCTTTACCAGCTGGTTTTGGTGGTTTATATGAATTAAATACATCTAATTCTACAATCTTTACAGCAACTCAAATTCAAGGTGCTCGAGTATTACCTATTCCAATGTTAAGATCTATCGGTAAAGGTTCTTCTACAAGTGGAAGAGAAGTAGGTGCAATATTACCATGGGGTATTAAATTTGCAAATAAAGTTAAATTAGATAGTGCTCATGAGGAGTATTCTGAACAAGTATTTAATTCATCAATTGTAAATTATTCAAAATATTTTGTAACTGTTGATGGTTCTAATGCACCTGCATGGAAGCAACAGGTTGATGCCAGTGGTAATTTGGATCTTTCAAATGATTTAAACTTTTTCCATTTAGAGAAGATTAAGATTACAAAGAAATCTGCAGTTGATGAAGCTTATCCTAAGAAGTGGGGAGACGCTATATTCATGAGAACAGATACTGCGACTGATGATGTTACTGCAGGAACACGTCGTTTCTTAAGATTGAAGAAGGATTTAAATATATTAAATACCAAGTATATGAGCTTTTCATTTATTATGCAAGGTGGATTTGATGGTTTAAATATATTTGATGAAGTTCAACATAAGTTAGCTAATACTGCATGTATTAAGGAAGTTTTATCAACAAGCAAGACTGGTCCATCAGTTGTTGCATATCAAAAAGGTATTGATGCATTTAGTGATAAATCAGTATCAAATATTCAATTATTAGCAGTACCAGGTATAAGAGAAAAGGTTGTATCTGATTATGCTATTAAACAAGCCGAAGAGAGATTTGATACAATGTATTTAATGGACATTGGTGAATATGATAAAGATGGTGCAATAATTGTTGATGAAAATACAAAGCCCTCAATTGAGAATACAATAACTGAATTTGAAGCTCGTCAATTGGATACATCTTTTGCTGCTGCTTATTTCCCTGACATTGTATTAAATAAATCAAATGGAGGCTCTTTAAAGGTACCACCAACTGTAGGTATGTTAGGTGTAATTAGTCGTATGGATCGTGATCAAAGACCATGGTATGCACCTGCTGGTATTACATCAGGTCTTGTGAATGCTAATGGTGTAGCTTTTGCAATTAATCGTGATCAATTAAATGAGTTATATGATGCAGATATTAATCCTGTGTATATACCTTCAGGTAGATCTAATGTACACGTATTTGGTCAGAAGACATTGCTGAAGGAGCCTTCAGCGTTGGATAGAATCAATGTACGTCGTCTTTTGATTTATGTACGTAGAGAAGTGAAGAACATAGCAAATAGATTCTTGTTTGAGCCTAATAGAGAGCAAACACTTAGAAATTTTGCAGCTGCTGTAGAACCTATTTTACAGAGAGTACAAAATGAAGGTGGTGTTGAGAGATATAAGGTACAAATTGATTCAAGCACAACAACACAAAATGACGTTGAAAACAATGTTATTCGTGGTAAGATATATTTACAACCAACAAAGTCAATCGAATTTATTTCACTTGATTTTGAGGTTAGAAATTCAATTGATTAAATATTTATATAATTAATTGAATATACAAGAAAAATAAACAGGAGAAATAAACATGGCAGAAACATTAAGCGTCGCCGAGATGATTCCAAATAAATTTGAGCCCAAAAGAAAAAACCGATGGGTCTTTGCAATTGAAGGTATTGATGCATTCCTTATGAAGAGTGCAGCCAGACCATCAGTTTCAATTAATGAAACCACACTTAGTTATATTAACAGTACAAGATATATGGCTGGTAAAGCAACCTTTGGTGATTTATCAGTTACAATCTATGACCCAATTGCTCCTTCCGGTGCACAACAGGTTATGGAATGGATTCGTACACATTATGAATCAGTATCAGGTCGTGCTGGTTATGCTGATTTTTATAAGCGTGATTGCCAACTTAAAATGCTTGATCCCGTAGGTACTGTTATTGAGCTTTGGGATATTAAGGGTGCTCACTTAACTAATGTATCATTTGGTGATCTTGGTTATGATGGTGATGAAGCAACAGAAATTAGTTTAACGCTCAGATTTGATAACTGCGTACTACAATATTAAAAAACTTTTAACCATTCATTGCACCTAAAATATTTATTTATTAATTTTAATTTACAAGGTGCAATATAAATGGGATTACTTACAAGTAATATTAATAGTTTTAACTTTGAATCTATAACACAAAGTAATACCACCAATGATTTAATATTAAATGATACAGGACGTGTAGTATCAATTGTAGGTCCATCATTAAAAGGTAAAGCCTTTATACCGCAAGGCTTCAATACATATTCAGGATCAAATGGACAATCTTTTATTGAAAAAATAGGTGACATATATACTCATTATAAAGAATATCAAACAAGAATCAATCCTATCTTAGCATCATACATTACATTACAATCAAACGCTCAAGTTAACTATATTAGACCTTTAGGTATAAATGATTCATTATTCCAGTTTAAACCAGGTTTTAAAATAGGTCAAGATAATAAAACTAATAAAATATATGCTTTCGGTTTTATATGTGATAAAAAAGTTGATGCTGATTTAACAAGATATAATTATGATCTACTTACAACAGGATCAAATTACTTACTTGCTGGGTTTATTGTATCTGCAAAAAACGTTGAAATTTCATCCGGAACATTAGGTCTAATTGATATTGGTAATAATAATAAAAAAGCTTTTAAATTTGAATTAAATTTAAGTAGTTCAATAACTGGTAGCTTTAATAATACTATTAATATTGCACCTAATGATAATGATAGAATATTTGAAGGTGATAATAAACCTAATTCTAAAATATATTTTAATTTTGATAGAAAAGATGAATACTATTGGAAAAATATACTAAATTCAAATATAGAAAGATTAGATGAATTAGGATATGCTTTTATTAATTCTTATAATGTACAAGAAGAATTTGATGATATCTTTAAAGATGTTCAGACTCCTACATATTTTTTAAAAGAATTGACTGATTTAAATTATAAGGATTTTGAAAAACCATATCAAAATGCAATGTCTCCATGGTTTGTTAGTCAAGGATATTATCAATATTCAGAAAAAAATAAAAGAACTAATGAATATAGTTTAAAAGACAGGGTAAAAAAATTATTTAGATTTCATTCTGTTATTGATGGTGATTATGGTAATAATTTTTTAATATCAATTATACCAAGAAGTTCAGGTGATAGTGATCTATGGGCAAAATTCGATATTGAAATATATGATAAATATCAAAAAAAGATTGTAGATACAATACCAGATATTAATTTAGATATAAATTCAGAAAATTATATATGTCGTTTAATAGGTAACAAACAAGAAATATTTGATATCAATGGAACAAAAAGAATAACAACAATTGGAGAATATCCTTTACAAAATAGATATATATGGGTTGAAGTTAGTGAAGAAGTAGAAAAAGGTTTAATTCCAAAAAATACATTACCTTGTGGTTTTATAGAAAAAAAGAAATTAAAAAACTTCAATATCTCAAACAACAATAATACAATAAATACAATAAATTATGTAAATCAACCTTATCTGAGTATGTCAGATATTACACCTGACTATTCAATTAATA